CAATCAGGGCTGCGTTATCGTTATGCAGAGCCCCCGGATATTGCCAGCGTCAAGCCCGGTCGTAGCACCGTAACCATCCGCCTGGTCGTGACCACATCATGAGCAAGTACTACACCGGCAAAGACGGCACCCTCAGCATCGCTGGCACCACGCAGGTGAAAGTGACCAATTGGTCTCTTCAGGCCGAGCTAGATATGCTGGAAACTACCACGCTGGGCGACGACGATCGCAGCTACACGCCCGGCATCCGCTCGTACAGCGGCTCCGCCACGCTGCTGTACTACGAAGACGACACCGCCCGCAACGACGCTGCCACGCAAGTCAAGCGCGTCATCAGCACTGGCGCCCCCAGCACTTCTGCCATAGCTTTCATCCTGGCGCTCGGCAGCAAGACCGTTACCCTCAACGCTTTTATCACCAGTGCCTCCTACGGCGCCAGCGTTGGCGAAGTGGTGAGCGCCCAGATCAGCTTCCAGGGTTCTGGTGCTGCAACAGGAGTGGCCATCTAATGTCCACCTACCTTGGCGCTTACGGTCGCGTCGCCCTCCGCCGCAAAAGTGACGAAGGCGAAAAAACTTCAATCGTCAACACCAGTGACATCAACGTTAATAGCCGCCGATTCAGCTTTGACTTTGAATCTGGCTTCCTAATCAGCGGCGACGAAGTCGAAATCACAAGTACAAATGGAGCAGTACTGGAATTTGTTGGCACTGACGGCTGGGCCGATGCCACTAAGCGAAACAGCGGCAAGTGGTTTATTTTTGTGGACGATCTTGGTGGCATTCGTTTATACAGTACGTTCGCCGCGTCTCTTGACGGAGAGCTCGCCGGTGCGATCACGCTAAGTGCCATCGCTTCTGATATACCTATTCGCGTAAGGGTTGAAAATGCCAGCAGTCGACTACTTGGAGCAGTTACTTCCTACGAAATTAATACCAATCGCGAGGCCATCGACGTAACAGCGCTGTCCGAAGAATTTCGCAATCAGTACAGCGGCTTGATGTCCGGCTCTGGAACCATCTCTTGTCACTGGGATTACTTAAACGACACCAGTGAAAGCGGAAATTATTTACTACAGTTAATACTTCGCACGGAAGTTGGAAGTGAATTTGATGCTGAACTTTTCGTGAAAACTGAAAGCTATTCTCCCGCTGGTCAACAAAACGTCTTGAATGATAAAATATACTATAGTATCAGTGGTATCATTACAAATGCGGCCGTTGCGTTTCAGCCCGGTTCCATTGTTGAAATGACCGCTGATTTTGTCACTACTGGTCGCATTCGACTTCGTACCGGTGTAAGTGCTTTCAGCTATCTGCTGCAAGAAAACGACGATAGACTTGAGCTTGAGCAAGACGCCAGCTCGTACTTGGCCTTGGAACAGGAGGACTAACCCTTGGCAGACCTCAAAATTACAGAGCTGCAGGCTCTAGCTGGCGCCAACCTTGCAGCCACGGACCAACTCGCTATCGCGGACATCAGTGCCAGCGAGACCAAAAAAATCTCGGTCAACGACCTGATCGCCTACGGCGTCGACCTTATCACCAACGGCGACATACCCAGCGTCAAAGTCAGCTTTGCCGCCGGCTCGATCGTCGAGGCATCCATCGCCTCAGGCGCCGTCACTGCCACCAAAATCGGGGCTGATGCCGTAACTGCGGCCAAACTCGGAGACCAAAGCACTTGCGTTATCGCAGCAACCAAAGCCGCGCTTGATGCGCTGACCGGCGACTTTGTAGGGCAGTTCGGCTTTACAACCGACAACATTAAGCTCTACATGTGGCGCGACAGCAGTTGGAACCTGCTTAACGCTGCCGGCTCTATCAATAGCATTACCGCAAACAACAGCGGAATTGTCAACATCACCGTCACAACAGACGGCGATGAAGTAACACTTACCCCCTCGCTCGACAACACAGCCGCCGCTGCCCAGTTTCTCGCAGGCCCCACTGGCTCGGCTGGTGCAGCAAGCTACCGCACCATTGCTGGTGCCGATCTCCCCACCGCTACGACCAGTGCAAAGGGTGGCGTCATCATCAACGGCGGCGGCCTGACACTGATTGGCGACACGGCCGTCATCAACAACACGGTCACGCCCGTCAGCGACCAGCTCCGCAAGATCAGCTACAGCGCCCAAGGCCTGATCACCGCCAGCACCAGCGTCACAGGCGGCGACTTGCCCGTTGCCACAAGCTCTGTCGTAGGCGTAGTCCGCCCTGGCACTGGCCTGAGTGTCGACGGCAGCGGCGTCCTCAACCACACCAACGCCGTCACGGGTGCCACGCAAAATGGCATCACCTTCGATGCCGAAGGTCACATCACCAACGCCACGGGACTTATTGCGGCTGACATCCCAGACCTCCCGGCCACAAAACTAACCAGCGGCTCGCTCGACATCGCCCGCATCAACAACAACACCGTCACTGGCGCCAAACTGGCTAACTACGCCATCACCAAAATTGGTGAAACGCAACCAACCGCTGACCAAATCGGTCAGTTCTTCTTCAATCCCCTCACCCGCGACCTCTTTCTCTGGGACGGTAACGTCTTCCAGCCCATCGGCATCTCGGTGGGCGAGATCATCTTTGCTGGCACGTTTGACGCCTCCGCTGGAAGCGGCAGCGGTCTGATCGCTACCGTCACCGCAGAAGGCACCGCCATCGGCCTGGTCGTTGGTCAGCCGCTACCTTCAGCAGCCACCGCCAACAACCGCTACTACTTGGTGGTTTCCGAGGCTGGCACGATCACCAGCGGCAACGCCCCGAACGTTGCTCTGGCACCGCCTGACATCGTCCTGTCGAACGGCAACGAATGGACCGAGGTGGACGTTAGCCAGACGATCACAAGCGTCACCGCCAACCAAGTTAGCTACACCCCCAGCGGCGGCCTTGCTGCTGTCAACGTCCAAGCCGCCATTGACGAGCTAGAGAGCGAAAAGCTCGCCAAGGCCGGTGGCACGATGACCGGCGAGCTGCTGATCGGCAGCGCCGGCAGCTTTGCGTTTGAAGGCTCCACGGCCAACGCCTACGAAACCTACCTAACTGCTACCGACCCGACCGCCGACCGGACCATCACCTTCCCGGACCAAAACGGCAACGTCATCGTCAGCGGCAACGCCAGCATCGTCAACGCGGACATCAGCGCCACAGCCGCAATCAGTGGCAGCAAGATCGTTGCTGGCACTACCAGTGTTGTTGGCGTCGTCCAACTCACAGATTCCACCAGTAGCACCAGCACCAGTACTGCTGCCACGCCAAACGCCGTAAAGACCGCCTACGACCTGGCCGTCGCAGCACTGCCCAAGAGCGGTGGCGCCATGACCGGCGACATTACGCTCAACGCTCAAGCCGACCTTCGCTTTGCCGACGCAGATAGCAGCAACTGGGTTGCTTTCCAGGCACCCGCAACCATCAGTGCAAACGTCACTTGGACACTGCCTGCAACAGACGGCACAAGCGCTCAGGCACTCAGCACCAATGGCAGCGGCGTCTTGTCCTGGGCCAGCTTCGCTTCCCTAAGCACCGCTCAAACTTTCACTGCCGCCCAGCGTGGCACCATCAGCGCCCTCGGCGCAGTCACGGCTGGAACCACCACACTGGACTTCGCCACTGCCAACAACTTCAGCCTGAGCCTTCCCGCTGGCGGCACTGTGACACTGGCCACGCCCAGTAATATCACAGCCGGTCAAAGTGGCTGTATCGTCATCACACAGAACAGTGGCACTGCGGCTCTCGTGGCCTACTCCACTGCCTGGAAATGGAAAGGCGGCGCACCTTCAATGAGCACAACGCTCAGTAGCGTCAACGTCATCGCCTACTTTGTGGAATCCGCTAGCCGGATCACCGCCACCCTCCTCGACAACACCGTCAACTAATGCTGGTACCAGGCTCGTCCACTCCGCTCCTGGCGCACAGCGCCGCTGCCGCTGCAACGGGCATCTCCAGGAGTCTCCGTTTCAATAGTAGTGACAGTGCCTACTTGTCCCGCACCCCCGCATCTGCTGGCAACCGCAAGACCTGGACCTGGGCGGGGTGGGTGAAGAGGAGTGCGTTGAGCAGCACGCAATGCGTATTTACATCTGCAGCATCATCGTCAGTTGGCTTTTCATTCGAGTTCAGCAGTGATGACGCAGTTGACCTGTTCGATTACAGTGGAGGTTATTTATGGCGCTTAAAGACTACACAGGTTTTTCGTGACCCTTCCGCGTGGCAGCACATTGTTTTAAGTTTTGACAGCACGCAAGGCACAAGCGCAAACAGGGTAAAGTTTTATGCCAACGGTGTTCAAGTTGAAACTTTTTCGACTGCAACTTACCCGTCTTCTTCATTCGACAGTTATGTAAACGCCACCAATGCTCATGGATTGGGATCTTTCGGCGCCGGAGTTTCTAACTTTTTCTCCGGCTACCTAGCCGACATCTACTTCATCGACGGCCAAGCGCTAACCCCCAGCAGCTTCACCGAAACCGACGCCACCACCGGCCAGCTCATCCCCAAGGCATACACCGGCAGCTACGGCACCAACGGCTACCACCTGGAGTTTGCGGACAACAGCAGCAACACCGCGACCACATTAGGGAAGGACACTAGTGGCAACGGCAACAACTGGACCCCGAACAACCTGTCAGTGGCAGATGGTGTCACAACGGGCACAGGCGCACTTTCTATTTACAACACCAGTGGCCCCACTGGAGCAACGAAAGGCACAGGCACCCGCACTGACAGCAACAGCAGCTCGA